CCACCATTTTTATGGTGTCAAAATTGAATGAGGAATTGAGGAAGTAAAGAAAATGGCTAAAGGACGAAGGCCCGCACCGCAGGCACTAAAGCAAAAAAGAGGCACGGCACGAAAGGACCGAGCCCCAAAAAACCCAGTAAGCACTACGGTAAGTAAGCCCGTAAATAAAGCGCCTAGCTTCTTAAAAGCAAAGGGTAAGCTAATGTACGAGCGAAGCGTAAGCCACTTACATAGTATGGGCCTGCTTAGTCAAATAGACGATACAGCTCTAGAGCTTTTAGCTATGGCTTACCAGGAATGGTACAGCGCAGAGCTCAAGCTACAAAAGGAAGGCCGTATATATGAAACCTTCAGCAGCAACGGAGCTAAAGTATTAAAGGCGCACCCGGCCGCAGCTCAAAGCGCGGACGCGTGGCGCCGTATTAGAATGATGCTAATAGAATTTGGTTTAACGCCTGCTAGTAGATCCAAGCTAGAGCGGCCGGAGGGCAGAACTTTAGACATAGACGATATTATAGATATGTAGCCGAATGTACGATAAACACAAAGCAGAGAGAGTAATAAAGTTTATAGAGCGCATTACTACGCATACGAAAGGAGAGCTAGCGAAGCAGCCCTTTATACTAGAGCCTTTTCAAAAGCAAGTAATAAGCGATATATTCGGCAACGTGAACGAGGACGGCTTACGCATTACGCGCGAAGCCTTCCTCTTTTGGCCTCGTAAGAATGGTAAAACGAATTTCTTAGCAGCTCTAGGCCTTTACTTATTGGTAGCAGATAACGAGCCCGGAGCGGAGATAATAGTATGTGCTGCGGATAGAGCGCAGGCTGGAATGATTCACGAAATACAAAAGCAAATGGTACTACAGTCTCCTTTGCTAATGGATAAGGTAAAGGTATACCGTAATAGCATAGTAGCTAAAGACGGAAGCTTTATACAAGCGCGAAGCGCTGACTCCGATACAGCTCACGGTTACAACTGTCACGCAGTACTGATGGACGAATTACACAGCCAGCCTAACCGTTCGTTATACGATGTTATGAAAACTTCTAGCGGAGCGAGAAGGCAACCGCTTTTTTTTAGCATATCTACCGCAGGAACGAATAAGGAGAGTATATGCTACGAGGTATACGACTACGCTAAAAAGGTAAGGGATGGTATTATAGAAGATCCTACTTTCTACCCGCATATCTTCGAAGCTGACGAGGAGGACGATATTTATAGCCCCAAGACTTGGAAGAAAGCTAACCCCGGTTACGGCATAACGATTAAGGAGGACTATATAAAAGCGCAAGCGCAAAAAGCTAAAGCGCTAGTAACCTATGAGAATACTTTTAGGAGGCTGCACTTGAACCAATGGACTACGAGCGAGGTACGCTGGGTAAGTGATGAGGATTTTATGAGCTGTAGCGAGGAGTACAATATAGAGGACTTAAAAGGTCGAGACTGCTACGCAGGCTTAGACCTTGCAAGTACTGAAGATTTAACGGCGCTAGTATTGGTCTTTCCTCCGGTGTATGAAGGAGAACCTTTTAAAACTTTGGTATGGTCCTGGGTAAGTGAGGCGGCAGTAGATAGAAGGCAAGGTAAGAGCGGAGCGGACTATAACGCTTTTATAAGTAGTGGCGAGCTAGACGTAACGGAGGGCAACGTAACGGACTACCGCTATATAAGTAAGGTAGTTTACGAGGTAGCGGAGCTGTTTAATATACGGGCCATAGCTTACGATAGATGGAACTCTAGCAGCCTTATAGCGGACTTAGCGGAGGAAGGGCTACCGGTGGAGCCTTACGGCCAGGGCTTCGCAAGTATGAGCCCAGCCATTAAGCAGTTAGAAATTTGGATAAGGAGCAACCAAATAGCTCATAACAGTAATAGGTTACTGCGCTGGTGCGTTAGTAATGTGCAGGCAAAAAGTGATCCGGCAGGAAACTTAAAGTTTGACAAAGCTAAGAGCACGGATAAAATAGACGTAGCGCAAGCTTGGGCTATGGCGGTGGGTATTTGGTTAGTGAAGCATAGAACGGACGACGAGGAAGGCAGTATATACGACGAGCGGGACCTAATTATATTATAATGACGGTAGAGGAAGCTAAAGAACTAACTTTTTTTTTAATGGATAAAAAAATAGTAGCCTTTCCGCAGGTCAGTAATGGCGGGGCTTGCGTTAATATATTGGTAGAGGGGCAATGTTATACACTAAAAAAAAATGAAAATTTTTACGGGAAAGTTTGCATATTAAAAAAGTAGCCGTATATTTACACCAGTAATAACAACAACAACTACTACAAATGAAAACTACTATTGAACTCGTAAACTTTCTTACTAAAAAAACTACATTTTTTAAGGCAGAGGCTTTTACTAAGTTATTTTTTTACGCTGGCTACGAAAGTAACGTTACGGCTATAGAATCGTACTTAATAGAATTAGTAAATCAAGATTTAGTAAAAACTATTAATGTAGATGGCGAAGTATTGTACTGCGCGAAATAAAGCGAACCTATGAAACTAAAGAGAGTAATACAATACGCCGGGGCCGAAATTATAGAAACGGTCCCCGGCTCTTTTACCGCCTTACCGAATACCCCAAGCTTCTACGGGAGCCGCAAGTTTAACAGCTTAGAAAAAGCTAAATTTTATTTAAAGCAATGGCAAAGAAAGTAATAACCCAGGACCAAAAGGACGCTAGGGCGCTCTTAATCGTAGTAGCTAGCGGGCTGCTATTCTTCCCAATGATGAACCTACTATTTAAAGCTATGAGCTTTATACAGTACATTCTTTTAGGCTATGTCTACTAATAAAGGTTACTACTGCGAAGCTTGCGCTATTTATACGGAAGCTGGAGAAGATCCGCAAGCCTGCGAAGCTTGCATAGAAAAGGAATACGATAACGCTATTTTATTTATATGAGGATTATTTTAGTAGAGTCTAAGAGCTCTAGAAAGGTAGAAGGCTTTAGGACACTTACCAAAGCTTGCAAGGCCTTAGAATTAAACTACAGTACTTTAACCAAGGTTATAAACTCCAAGTGCAACTACTACGAGAACGACCGCTTTAAAATTACTAGGCTCCTTATACAATAAAAAAGCTAAACAAACAAGAAGTAAATACTTTTTTTTGTATATTTGCATAAAGTATATACTTCTAAGTTTTGGCAGAAAATAAAAACCCAGGGCTACTAGCCCGCTTATTTAGAAGCTCCCCGGAAAACCCCAGCACTAGTTTAGCTAACCCCGCTGCGTGGCTTACGGGGCTTTTTAATACTAGCAAAACGGGAGTACAAGTAAGCGAAGATAACGCGCTAACCTTTAGCGCTGTTTACGCAGCTGTAAGGATCATAAGCGAAACAATAGCTAGCATACCTCTAAACGTATACAACTACGACGGAGAGAGCAGAACTGTAGCGCGTGAGCATCCAGTACAACACTTACTAGCTAAAGCTCCTAATTCTTTAAGCTCTACGTTTACCTTTCGCGAGGCTATGGCTTCTAACTTAGTGTTACACGGTAACAGTTATGCTAAGATAGAACTAAACGCCGCAGGCCGTCCGGTGGCCTTACTACCTCTTAACCCGTTAAAGGTGGAGGTTAAAATAGTAGAAGGGCAGAAGGTTTACGTTTTTGATAAGAAACATACTTACCTAGATTACGAGGTATTACACTTTGTAGGGTTAAGCTTTAACGGCCTAACGGGTAAGAGCCCTATACAAGTAGCACGCGAAGCCGTAGCTATTGGGCTAGCGGCCCAAGAGTACGGCGCGCGTTTCTATTCTAATGGAGCCAATACTGGCGGGGTAATTACTGCGCCTGGCCGTTTATCTTTAGAAGCTATAAACCGACTTAAACAAAGCTGGAATAGAGCTAACGCAGGACTAAGCAATACCCACGGTACGGCCATACTTGAGGAAGGTATGAAGTACGAGAAGGTGGGACTAGATCCGGAGGCGGCCCAGTTCTTACAGTCGCGTAAATTCCAAGTTAACGAAATAGCTAGAATATTTAGAATACCTCCGAGCTACTTAGCGGACCTTGAGAATTCAAGTACTAGAGCTAACGTAGAGCAGCAGGCTATACAAATGGTTAGAGACTGCATAACGCCTTACGTTAGACGTATGGAAGTAGAGCTAAACCGTAAGCTATTTAGAGAGGACGAAAGTAACTACTACGCTTACTTTACCGTAGAGGGCTTAATGCGAGGGGACCAA